GCTCGGCGGGATTTGTTCTGTGGGGTTCTCTTCTTTGCCTGGGGGTTTGCCGGCTCGATTAAAACAGCGCCAGGATACTTTGGCAGGTCCTCATCTGCGATCTGCCAGGTATAACCCCTCCATCTGTACTCTCTTAACATGTTTCCGCGCTCCTTTTTATTTCAGATTAAGCCTCTGTGCTGGTGCTCTGTCCCTGGATCTTCACGAAACAAGCCGGACGTCTTACTACGAGAACAAGCCTCTCTTCAATACGCATTGTGATCATGTTCTTGATGAAGTCATCTTCATTCTGGTTAGCATAATCAACACGCTTGCCTTCGTTGTTGCCGACTACGGATCCACCCATAGCGAAGGCACCAACATAACAGGTACCAACAGATACAGCAGGAGTCGTGATTGTACGAAGTCCCCACAGATTGGGCTCTCCGGCATATGCTCCATTGCCATATGCTCCAGCAACAAATCCACCGGCATAATACTGGCCATTGCCGTCTTTTCTGAGAATCAGGTTGTCATAATCATCCGGGTTGATCACAATAGCATCAGCCCTGAAACCACTGTTCTTCTTAACGGTGGACATTGCTCTCTTAATTCCATCCGGAGTCAGCTTGTTAGCTGTGCCGATTCCACTGGTCCCTGCAAGGGCAGTAACGAGATAATTTTCAACAGCAAGATCATGCTGATACAGTCCACGGTTGTCGATGGCTGTAGCAAGCCACGGAGCATCGTGGAGCATCTCGTCGGATTCCTTCATGTAGGAAGCAATCTTCTTAAGTGCAACAGTAACAGCTGTCGGATCGCCGAAGCTCATCATAGGCTTCTCGTTTCCTTCAGTTGTATGTGCCGGACCACCTTCAACTGTGGCAGATTCTACAAAATAAGTAAGGGCATTTCCGCTGATCGTTTCAGATGCAAACAGATCTCTGATTGTCAGCTCTCTTCTGGGCTGCTGAACGAGATTGGTATCCACATCTGTGATCGCCGGGCTAATGCTGGACGGTGTGGTCATAGGTGCAGCAACTTTTAAAGGTACACTAAGTGAAAATTTTTCTTTCGGATTGATATCCGCTGCAATTACCTGGGTGGCAACTGCCTGACCAATAGTTTTGTATTCCATTGTCTTCTCCTCTTTTTCTGCTTTTTCTTCCTTAGGTGTTTCAAGTGCTTTCATCAGCGCCTCAGCCTCATCGGCTGCTTTGATCTGAGACTGAAGGGTTTTCACAGTCTCAATAGCTTCTGAAAGATCTTCTGCAGATTTTTCCTCTGCTTCGACCGCTGCCTTAACCTGCGTCAGGTTCTCTTTTGCTTCGGCCAATTTCTCAAGTAAATTCATATTCAACCCTCCAATAAACTTGTGGCTTCTTTGAGTAACCGAGTCATCCTCTCGCGCTCCTCATCGTTGGCCGTATCCAGCTCCTCCGATTTGGCACCAGATTCCTCCTCCGGGTCCTCTCTATCCTCAACCTCGTCATCCAGTAACTGGTTGGCAAGGGAGATGATCTGTTTGATAATGTCCTCATCTGTTTTCCGATTCCTTCTGCCCGCCTTTACTTCAACCACAGAAGTGTCGGGATTGGCAGGATAAAGGACTAGACTCACCTCATGAATGTTCAGCTTCCGGAGCTCGTTCGCTTTCCGTCCGTCTTCCAGGGTGATCTCTGCCTGATCTAAAATGTCATAAGCAAAACTGAACTTGACTACTCTTCCGGTCATCGCAAGGTTCCTGGCCTTTTGTCCTTCCGGAGTGGCATCAAATTTTGCAGTAAATTTAAGACCGTGATCGTCCTCTTCCAGGTCGAACACAGTCCCGATATAAGCGATTATGTTATTTGCATCATGATTGAACAGTAATGGGAGGACTCTTCCCTCCGCCTTAATCTGTGCGATGCACTCTGCAAAGGCACCCTTTGCCACGACATCTCCATAGCTGTCCGGATTTCGGATCCATGTGGATGCATATCCGGTAATGGTGCCATTGTCTGATTTGACATCATATATCTTTTTCTTAAGATCCATTTATTTCACCTCACCTGATAAATATCTCGATAACACACTCACAGTTTGCGACCTCTGCAGCATCCAGGGCGTCAATGTCACCCGGCCACATCGCTCCATTGCTGAACGGTTCATCATATGGTACGGTCTCGCCGTTCATGGCTGCATGGGATGCTCTTGGATTCCCAGAAGTTACCACCCATGTCTTCCATGGCTTCTCTCCCGGTCTCTCATTCTGCCGGCAGGCTTCCATAACTGACCATGAAATAAGAGCCCCGGCGAATGCTCGTCCAGCGCTCTCTGATCGGTTCTTTTCTGCATTTTCAAATACACCCTTAGGTGTGGACATTAAAGCGTCCTCATCCTCAAATGAATCATCATCAAGGGATGCCAGAAGCTCGTCGTGTGTCTTATCATTCATCATCTGAGCACGGCGCTCACACATCTTCCGGATGTACGCCACTGTGCGCTCAGGATCATACTCGCCATTATCCCAGAGGTCTTTCACTGCTTCTTTGGCAGCTGCCTCACTGATCCCAAAGGCCTCTTTGAAAAGATCTTCTGCCAGTTCCTTATCCCATCGTTCTGCATCCCACCAGTCATCCGACCCAGCTCCGATTCTAGCCAGAACTGTCTTGGCCTGACGTTGGAAAAATTCACGGTATACCCTTTTGAGTCTGTCAGATTCTTCTTCAGTGGGTTTGCTCCTTGCTTTCCTCATCTCCGATTTTGTAAGTACTGGCTCTGCTGAATTGTATCTTTCCACCGTCGGATCCGTATCACGCGGGGAGGATAATCCTCCCTCCACCACATTCAGAGGCACGATCAGCTCATCACCACCATCAATGGCAGGCAGGTCAAGTCTTGCCCTAGCCTCATTTCTGGTTAGAAAGGGAGCTCCGACCGCACTCGCCAGTGTGGAGATCTTCTCTTCGAAGGTCCCCTCTGTCTTAATCGTGATATCAAATGCAATATAATGCCCTTCAGACTCTCCCACTCTTGGAAGAATCATTTTATTGAGCCTGTCTGTTGCCTGAATCAATGTGGGAGCCAGACAGTCATTGTATAATGCCCTGGCATTGTCTTTTGCACTCGCATATGTCTGGCCATTACCCGGCCATATCATGGCAGGATTTACGTGATAGACCGCTGCACAGTCTTCCCTGGACAGTTTCACAGATTCAGCCCACTGTGCGTCCCTGGAATTGAACTGCACGGTCTTGATCTCCATGCCGTCCTCCAGGATAGGCATCCCGCCACCGTCAGATGCTTCATTTCCTGCCCATGATGCTTTCCATGTTGCCTTAAATCTTTCATATGCCGGATCAGACCACTTCTCCACATCCTTAGGACGGGTGAGATACGAATTGAATCTTCCACCTCTATGCCACATCTGTCTCCGGAATTTATTTGACTCCACCTGTTCATGCAGTGAGTCTTTCAATGCACTGATACGTGAGTTTTGTCTCATCGGATCCGTCGGATCATAACCATGGAACAGTATAAACAATTCCGAAGGAACCTCTAACAGCCCGCTGTCCTGGGTGCCGATTATGATGGACTCCGGAGCAAATGGGGATGCTCCTTTATAAGTCTTAATCCACGGAGCAGGGACTGGTCTCAATTCCCATCCGCTGTCTGTTTCCTTGCTCGGTACCAGCAATGTCAGAAACCGCTCATATAAAAGCAGATCCGAATACATCCATCTCTTAAATTCAAAAGCCGTCATATCCGGATTAGGATCTGCAAGCAGTAATGCTGCCGGACTGTCTAATACTCTCGGCCGGTCCGTATCACTCACACGGTCATAAACTTTCAGCGGTACCTGTGCAGCATTATCCGCAAGGAAACTGATCACCGCACGCAGATTAGGCTGTGTCTTATATAGCTGTGCCGCATCAAGATCGCAGACACGCACACCGTAGTCACCGCTATAAACATAATAATAATTCGGCCTGAATAATCGCCTGAGGCCATCAAATAAAGCCATGTCTTTTCACTCCTCTATACCACTAATACACCGCGTGTATTGTAGATGCTCTCATATACCTTGGGTTTTCCCACTTCGACTTGTGTCGCTGAACCCAGGGCCATGGTAACAGCTACCAGCGGAGAGATGTCTTCCATGGACTTGTTCCTGTCCCATGCCCATGCTCCGTCACCTAGTGGTCTTGTCGCTGCGATGTTTGCTGCCAGGTCGAGTGCCGGCTGTGTGATGTGATACACAGGGACGGCATCAATATCCGTCTCCGTGCTTGACGCCACCGCGTCATACATCCGTCCGCACCATCCTGCGACATCCTTACCTTTACATTCAATAATCTCTATACCATCAATCGCTCCGATGACATCCATCATGGATCCGATGGGTGCTCCCTTGCTTTGCAGGGCAACCTTCATCCCGCTGTAATTAGGTGCAGCGTTCTGGAACCACTTCACGAGCCATCCCGTACCGCTCCGGTACTCAACCAGCTCAATGTGCCATGCTCCGTCCGGCCGTATCCCGCAGACCGCAATACTGGCGTGTGCGCGATCAGACGATACGTCGACACCCCACCATAATGGGGAATCTTTCGCGATTGTACTGTTCTCATCTTTCCCCGCATCCCAGGAATCCACCGGAAACGGCGGAGTCACTGTGGAAGTCACCCACTGACACAGACACTCTGTCTTAAACTCATCAGGAGGATCTGTAGCACATGCACTTGCAAGAGATCTCTCAGTGACAAATCCATATCCTAAAGACGGGTTTGCCAGTGCCCACTCATCCCGATCAGTAATGACTGCATCCGGATGGGCACTCCATTCGAATAATCCGAGAGTATCATCATCAAAGTCTTCCAGCTCCTCATACTGGATCATTGTGTTTCCGGCATCCCGGTTGATTCCATCCGGATCTCCAAGTTTTTTGTGAGCTTTCATACGTAGATTACGCAAAACAACGCTGGATCCGTCTCCGGCATTGCTCATACACCAGACAATCGCATTCGGTCTGGCCATGGTAGTCTTTGTAACGGCAGACCAGGCGGAAAAGTCCTGATGTTCTCGTAATTCGTCCAATAAAATCAAATCACCGGATTTACCACGGGCTCCTTTACGGTTCGCCGCAGCAATCCGGTACCTTCTCCGGCCTGAAAGAGTTATGGTCTTCCGGCCACTGGACCGTTTGATATCTTCAATCTCTTCAGCCAGCTCTTCGTTGGTCTCTGCGATATCAACAACACCATCCCAGACCTCTTCTGCTGCGTCCAGGTTGGTGGACGTTCCGATGATCAACTGCACACCAAGTGCATATAAAAAGAAAAGAGCGAGGATTTCGCTCATCATTGTTTTTCCTTGCTGTCTTGCCATCAATACGAGGACTGTACGAAAACGGAAATACCATCCCGTGTCAAAATCTCCGATGATTTCAAGAGCATGGATGAATAACCATTCCTGTGCCGGGAGCAACCTGACGTCCAAAACATCCATTGCAAATTCGATCACTGCAAATCCCAATGATGTTTCAGGAGTTAATTCCCGCAGCGGTGGTGTGAATATTCGTGGTTCTGTTGACCCTTTACGCACGTTTTACCACCTCAATGTTCTCATACTTCCCCCGGAAGTTTTTCAAAGGTGAACCCACGCCCGTGGTCTTCTCACTTGCCTTTTTGCCTTGCTGGACAGAAATGGCACGGAGAGTTGCCTGGTAACTTTTCAATAATTTTTCATAGGCGACCCATTCCGGATTTTCTCTTGTTCCGGTCTGACCGCCTCCGTTGTCATACTCCACTACAAGCGGTTGGGTCTTGAGCCTTTCGCGTGATTTCTCCAATATGTCACGCATAAAAGAAGCCTGGGCCTCTAATTCAGATAAATTTTTATTTTTAGACACAATGTCCACCCGCCTTAAAAACACTAACACGCGAAACCAT